GGCAGGGTACTTTTGACCCATTCGTGAGAGCTTCTAAAGTCAATGAAGTTCTCCCCTTGCAGAAAGCTGAAGAAAAGACTAGATCCGTTTATGGAAACGACATGGCATTCTTTTTAGCTGCTACGCGAGGAATCATTCCTTTGAAACACGTCCTTAGAGACATGCACATTTCGGAATGTTTTGTTGGCTTGACCGCTCAATCTAAAGAGTGGGCCGAGCTTCATGACTATATCACCAAGGATGGACAATATACAAAGTTCGTCTGCGGAGACTTTTCTGGTTACGATACGCAACTTCCTAAAGCTTTGCTTGAGAAGTCTGCAGCATTAATTATCCAGATTTACCGTGAAAACGGAGCCTCCGTATCAGACCTAGAATACCTTCGAGGATTTCTTTCCTCTGTGGTTAGCCCAGTGATGATTTGGGAAGGACAATTGATGCAATTTTGCAGTGGCCAGCCTTCGGGACAGCCTCTTACTGTGGAGATGAATTCTATTGTCAATAGCATTCTCTTGAGAATGGCTTTTTACACGATCATGGATCGCGAATACCCACAAATCAAGAATCCCAACTTTAGGGATTATGTCCGCGCAGCAGTGTACGGAGATGATAACTTGATGGGTGTAGACGATTCTATCCCTATGTTCAACCATACCTCCATTCAAGCGGTTTTCGCTAGTTGGGGTATCAAATACACCATGGCGGAGAAGGAAGCGGATTCAGTTCCGTTCCAGACCATTGATGAGGTATCCTTTTTAAAGAGGAGCTTCAGGTTCCATCCGCAACTCAACTCTGTTGTGGCTCCTATCGAAGAAGAGTCACTTTCAAAGAAGTTTTATTGGTGGACGAAGAGCAAGAACACTCCCCTTAATTTCTCTGAACAATTCAGTGCTAATTTCGAATCCCAATCTAGGGAAGCCTATTTACATGGCGAGGAATTTTACAAAGAATTTGTGGATAAATGTGAGAGGATTGTTGCTGCTTCTGAAGATGGCGATGAACGTTTCGTGTTACCTTGGAATACTATCC